GGCCGGATCAGTGGCGGGATCGGCACGAGCACGACATCAACGCCACGGTGCAGCACGAAATCACAGATGAACCCTTAGACGATGCCGAATGGGACAAGCAGTACGGGGCCACCGCCGACAACGGACAAGCCCATTGAGTACATCTGGCGCCCGCAACCAGGACCGCAGAAGGCGCTTATCGATTGCCCGCTGCCAGAAATTTTATACGGCGGCGCCCGCGGCGGCGGCAAGACCGATGGCGTGCTTGGCAAATACGCGCTCAAAGCTGGGCGCTATGGCCGCCATTTCAACGCTGTCTTTTTCCGACGTGAACTGCCGATGCTCGACGACGCGATCGAACGATCGGCTGAAATCTATGAACGTCTCGGCGCTCGATGGAACGATCAGAAAAAGACTTGGCGCTTTCGCGCCGGCGGCAGGCTCCGATTTCGCCCGCTCGAGCGCGTGCGTGACGCGGATAAATATCAGGGCCAGAACATCACGGATGCGTGCGTCGAGGAAGCCGGCAACTATCCTGATCCAGCGCCAATCGATCGAATCAACGGTGTGCTCCGGTCCGCGCATGGCGTCCCGACGCAGCTCATCCTCACGGGAAACCCGGGCGGGCCGGGGCAACTCTGGATCAAGCTCCGGTACATCGATCCGGCACCGAGCGGCATGAAGATCCTGACGCGCAACCTGCCGAACGGGAAAGAGCACCGCTACGTGTTCATCCCGTCCCGCCTGCAGCACAACCGCATGCTGACGTACAACGATCCGGACTACGTGAACCGGCTCTATCTCGTCGGCTCAGAAGAGCTCGTTCGCGCCTGGCTCGATGGCGATTGGTCGGTTATCGCCGGCGCGTTCTTCCCCGAGTTCAGCATCGAGAAGCACGTCATCAAGCCCTTCACCGTGCCGGCTCATTGGGCGAGGATCAGGGCTTGCGACTGGGGCTCGGCCCGGCCCTTCGCCGTCGGCTGGTTTGCCGTCTCCGACGGCGAGCTCGAGCACATTCCGCGCGGTGCGCTCGTCATGTACCGGGAGTGGTACGGCATCCGCTACAACCGGCTCGGGCAGTTCGAGCCGAACGTCGGCCTCAAGATGACCGCCGAGGAAGTCGGTAGCGGCATCGCTGAACGCGAAGCGAAGGGCGAACATATTGAGCGCGCCGTCATCGATCCTTCGGCGCACAAGGAAGATGGCGGCCCTTCGATTGCTGAGCGCATGGCGCTGGCCGGCGCCTCGTTCGCCAAGGCCGACAACAAGCGCGTGCCGAAAGCCGGCGCGATGGGCGGATGGGATCAGGTGCGCGCGCGTCTCAAGGGCGAGGACGGGCGCCCGATGATTTATTTCTTCGATACGTGCATCCACACGATCCGCACCTTCCCGGCGATGCAGCACGACGATCTCAACGCCGAGGACATGGACACCGAGGGTGAAGATCACGCGGTCGATATGGTTCGCTACGGCTGCATGGCGAGACCCTACGTGCGCGACTTGCCATTGACGCCATCGAAGGGCGTGACACCGTTTGCCGGCGATTCCTGGCTCAACGCGGGCGTCAAGCGGAAGAAGGGGCCGAGGTTTAACTAGTCATCAACCCAAGGAGCACAACATGGATGCCTACAAAATAGAAGAAGTCGCAAGAATTGCCCACGAAATTAATCGCGCCTACTGTGAAGCGATTGGAGATCCCTCTCAGCCTGATTGGGAACACGCTCCGGAGTGGCAGAAAAATAGCGCCATAGATGGCGTGATCTTCCATTTGAAAAACCCAGACGCCGGACCGGAAGCCTCCCACGAGAGTTGGAGCAGGACGAAACTCATGGACGGATGGGTGTACGGCGAGACAAAGGACCCGGAATCAAAGACACACCCTTGCCTTGTACCTTTCAGCGAATTGCCACGCGAGCAACAGGTCAAAGATTTCTTGTTCAGGGCCATAGTTCATGCCATGCCGATGCCGATTCAGGGATAGCCGTGCGCATCACATTCAACAGGAGAAACGACGATGAGTGAGCAAATGGTGGATAGCACAAGCGACGAGAAGCGGAAGAAGGGGCCGAGGTTTAACTGATGAGCAAAGCGCCACTTCTTTGCCGAGTCGGCTTGCATTCATGGAAACGCATCGGATGGAGAGTGTTCGGTCCATTTCCACCGATGATCGGATGCAATTCAAGCGCGTGGTTCTACGAATGCCAGCGTTGTAAGCGCGCGCATGTCGGTGTGAAGCAGAGAGCCAACTGATGGGCCGATCCAAAATCACCTCCGGCAGCCACCCCTACGACGCGCTCACGTCAACGATCTGCCGCGAGACGCAGGCCGAGGCCGTCTTCGCCTACTTCGATTCCGGCATCTACGGCACGGAATGGTGCGCGGTTGCCTCCCGCGACCTGGCCGCCAACCTGCCCGAGCTGCTCCGCGCATCCGCCGATGAAATGCTGAGTGATCGCGTTGTGCCGGACACCGATTCTGTGATCTTCACGCCTGTCGAGCCCGCAGGGCATTACGCCGACGTGGCAGAGAAGGCCGCTAGCCTTGCGAAAGCGCGATGGGTGTTTTTGCTCGTTTTCGAAGGCGCGCGTGGTACCAATTGGTCGATGTTCGCCAAGAGCATTGACCGGCCAGAGATCATCGCCGACACCATCCATGGCGTGGCTGATGAGATCAGCCAGAAGCAGGCGAGAAAGCGCATGGAATTGGGGCTCGAGGTAGCGCACTGATGGCCTTTTTCGATCGCTTCCGGCGCGGCAAAACCAGCCAGCCAGGCTCTGGCAATGACGACATGCCTGAAGAAAAGCTTGTCGAGCAATGGGTCAAGCGGCTCGATCGCGCCCGCGCCCACGACAAGCCCGCGCGCGGCAAGTACGCAATCGATCGCCGGTGGGCTGCCGGCACGATGGACATAGACCGGGCGGTTGCTACCAACCTGATCGGCACTTACATCGATATCCTCGTCGACTACCTGTACGCCAAAGACCCGGACGTGAGCGTACAGCCGGCCGAGGAAGTGCAGTCGGCGATGCCACAACTGTTGCAGGAGCCTGATCCGGAGGCGCTCGTTCTCGGCGATCCCGAGGCCATTGCTCAAGCTGACGCGCGGATCGCACAGGCCAACCAGGAACTGGCACTCAGGGTCAAGCGCGCCCAGCGCGCCGATTTCGCGGCGACGCTACAGATCGTGATCTCGCGGCTCTGGAAGCGCGGCAAGCTCAAGCGCAACGTCAAGAAGCAGGTGCGCTCGTGCCTGTCGGTCGGGCCGGGCTGGATCAAAGTGATCATGCTGTCCGACGAACTCGTCAAGAACCCGGAGGTTCAGCAGAAGCTCAACGACCTGAGAGACAACCTCAAGCGCGTGCAGGCCGGTCAGAAACGGATCGCCGAGGGCAACGTCGACGACCCCATCCTTGCGCAGCAGGAACTCGAGGAACAGATCGCGGGCCTCGAGCCGACGCTCGAGATCGTCGTCAAGAAAACGCTCGCGATCGACTTCGTGTCGGCCGAGGACATACAGATCTCGACGGACGTGCGCTACATCGATGATTACGTTGATGCCGGATGGTGCGCGAACCGCATCTTCATGCCGAAAGACGAGCTGCCCGAGCGCTTCCCGCGGCTCGAAGATGACGACTGCTCGCAAGCGACCTGCTACGTCATGCGCTCGCCAAAAGAAGCGATCAAGCCGACCGATGGATTCGCCGCCGATCTCGATGAGACGATGGGCATCGAGGACTCGGAAGCCGCCGATCAGTACGTGACCGCCGTCGAGGCTGGCTACTCGACCAGCGCCGCTGGCACGATCGGTTCCGACACGCAAGAGGAATTCGTGGCCGTCTGGGAAATCTGGGACCGGCGCGCGAACAACATCAAGACGCGGGTCGAGGGCGTCAAGCGTTGGGCCAAGGAGCCGTTCCCGCCGACCTATCCGACCGAGCGGTTCTACCCGTATTTCTATCTCGCGTTCTACGAAGTGGACAACGCGCGGCACAGCCAGTCGATGAGCGGCCGGCTCGCGAAGCTGCAAGACGAATTCAACTCGGTGCGCTCCGGCTATCGCCTGACACGCCATCG